TCATACGGCACTGTCCATCAAATCAAACAATGTGGGTGCGCTAACTTCCATCTCCGCCTCATACAGATATGAAAGACTGTCTTTCCAATAGTCATAATTTAGTTCAGTAGATAATCCCTTACGTTTCAGTCTGATGGCACAATAAGGTACTGTGCCGATACCTCCGAAGGGGTCAAACACCAACTCACCCTTGTTTGAATACCGTTCAATCAGTCTTTCAACGATATCGAGCTGTAAAGGGCAGATGTGGTTCTGCCGTTTCTTCTGTGACTGCTTGGTATTGAGCGTGCGCATACGGGTGACATCATCCCATATCCAATCTTTCTTGCTTACAGGGTCAACGGCCATAAATGTTTTAGGCAGCTTTCCGTATATTTCCAATTCTTCAGCGAATGATACATGTTCCTCGTAGTTATATATATGTTCACGTTCGTAGTTCCTGAACAGATGGCGTATCTTATCTATTCCGGCTCCTTTCATGTCCTCACAGCTCAATAGAGAGTTACCAGAAGATTTCCAACTTGCATGGGCATCTATCTGCCAACGGGCAAGCGAGTATTCACTCTTATTCTTTGTCACCGGCAAATCAGCATAGGCTCGTGAGGTATCAGAAGGCAACTTTCGGAAGAGAAGAACATATTCCGGGCAACCGATACCCATCTTTGAACCGTCCTTGCACATCTCTGTATATCCAAGCCGATAAGTCTGGTTGTTCTCCCTCACCACATCCGTATCCACTGTAATACGCCCCATGTAGCGGAACCCGTGCTTCAGATAATGGAACACTGTCATTTCGCTGAACGGGTCGATGGTGGGCATACCGTCACCCGTAACGTTGCCGAACAGTACACGGTCCTTTACATGGATGCAGGCCAACCGGCCGGGCTTTAAAATACGCATAAGCTCCGGGGTGAGATAGTCCATCTGCTCAAAGAACTTGCCGTTGTCTTCATTATGCCCGAAATCATTATAGGTAGGCGTATATTCGTAGTGGTTGGAGAACGGAATACTGGTTACAATCAGGTCTACCGAATTATCTTCCATCTTCTGACATTCAAGTACATTGTCATTATTGATAGCTTTCCACAGTTTGCCGGACTTCTCTTCCCGACTGGCGAACATCCAGCGCATCATCTTTTCCTCTGCCTGCAAGCCGAACAAACCGTTCTTGCGGACTATATCGGTCATCTTGGCTACCATCTGGCGGTGCTGCGCCCACTTCTGCATGAATGATTTGAATATTTCACCTTCGCTTTCGGCATACACCAAGTAAAGGTCTACGGGATGCTGCTGCATAAACCGGTAGATACGGGCTATTGCCTGAAACTTGTCATTGAAACGGTAGTCAATAAACATGATTGCCTTGTGGCAGTGGTACTGGAAGTTCAAACCCTCACCAAGCATTTCAGGTTTGGCGGCCAGATATTTCAGACGGCCGTCTTTGAAATCCGCTATCACTCTGTCGGCTTCCTCATCATCTTGCGAGCCATACACAGCCTTACATCCGGGAATTGCCTTGCAGAGTGCCTCACGTTCAGCCTCCAAGTCATGCCATAAAAGGAAATGGTCGTCTTTGTTTTCCGGGCGATTGATAATCTTTACCACACGGGCAATCTTTTCCTGCATGTTGTCCCGACGTTCCTTAGCTGCATCAGCAAGGCCTAGAGCAGCCTCACGGAACATTTTCACCTGTCCGTCACGGTCGGTGCCGGCAGTGGAGTTGTCCACACTCACGACTTCTTCATGTACCCGTAACTCTGGTAACTCATATCCTGTATCGGGATAACCTAAATCAGACGGTTTGGTGAGGAACAACGCCCATGTACTTACCCATAACCAGAATTCCTTCTCCTTGTGGGGATAGAGGGTAAGATTGTTCGCCTTCGTGCTGTCACGCTGGAAGAACCTTGTAAGTGCCTGCCCGGTATCCATCACTCCAAGGTAGCCGGCATAATGTATCAGTTCCTTGTATCTGTTGGGTGATGGCGTGGCAGTGGCAACAAACCTGTACGGAACTTCTGCAAACAGAGGAAGAAACTCCTGATAGGTCTTGGTTCCGAATCCACGTAACACGCTCGCTTCATCCAATGAGGTAACGGTAAAGTAGGAAGGTTCTATTCTTATTCCGTCCTCGCCGTCACGGACACGTTCATAGTTTGTCACCATGATATTGGTCGGACATTGCTTCACCTCCTGCATAGTACGTACATAGGTCACTTTCATACCCAGATGCTTTTCGGCCTGTGTCAGGAACTCCACTACTACACGCTTGGGGCAAACTATCAACCCTTTGCCTCCTGTGCGGTTCAGGATCACCCGCAGTATCTCCAACTGGGTTACGGTTTTCTGCATACCGAAGCTGGAGAATATCGCCCTGCAACCGCCGGAAATAGCCCAACGTACTGTATCTTTCACATGAGGGTATAAATACGGGGAAATTTCTTCCGGTCTGACTTCAAACCCAGTCTGATGGCTGATTGCCATCTTGTCTTTCAAAAATTCTATATAATCTTTCATTATGCTATTCTTTTGTTGATTTCTCCTTTCTAAACAGGTGGCTGAACGCATTATCCAAATCCAAGTCCAGATTCAGTTTGGACGGGAAAGATTTAATGTATTCGTACATCTTATAAGCGAGGTTGTCATCATCACCGCATCTGTCAATCAGTGTGAGCAACATGGCGTTCACCATGTCAGAATCATTGCCGAAGTTTTCCTGAGTGGATTCGCTGCAATGATTCACATCACTTTTCAATCTCTTTATCGCGGCTATGACTGTGTTGAAGTTTCTTTTTGAATCGTGCCGCAATTCAAAGCCTTCCTTCTTGTATTGCTGCTGCATTTCTAGAAGGTTGGTTTCTAAAACGTCCGTGAGGACAAATACGATGTTGGTTATCGTATTCAGTTTGTCTGTTCCTTGCATAATCGTGTATTCTTATTTCTAATTCGAATGAATCCCCTTCGTTCTGTTTCTTCTAACAGTGGAAAGTCTTCATTCTTGATTTCACATTCTGTTTCGTAGTTCACGGAAGTATAACTTGGGATATTGAACTTTTTCCGGATTCTTACGATAACATCCGGATTTCTTGTTACCCAGTAAACGGTTATTCTCATGGTGATATCAGCATTTTTCTAGCTTCCTCATCTCCTGCATCAGCACGGTGCTTGATTTCAATGTACTCAGCATAAGAGATTCTGTTATCTCCACGCTCCTCTATCTCTTTTTCACGTTGGTTTCTGTATCGTTCACGCTCTTTCCGTTCAATATCTTTCCGACGTTCAGAAACGTAGTCCAGCATCGCACTTGTTATTTTCAATGGATCTATTGAACCGTAGAACCGCCCATACTTCCCTGACTTAAACCGTGCTATGAAAAAACAGATTTCAGCGGCATTTATATAATAATACTCCGAAAGGAATATCTCCGATAGTTCAGAAAGTTGCTCTTTCGCTATCTTGGTTGAAACTTCTGCAAAGTCATTCAATGAGCCAAATTGTATCTTTAGCCATTCTATCGGTGTTTCATCCCCATAAGTAGAAGACAATAGCCCTAAACTCGGAATGCTGTCATTCAACGCCAGTTCTGAATGGGTTGCATTACATCTGACAAGTTTGAACTGCAAATCAGGGTTGTAATCAAGAATGAATTGTGCAGGATCGGGATATTTATTCAATAACGCCCTCTGCTTCAAGTTCCTTTCTCTTTTTTGCGGCAGCTTCTCTAACGGTTGTAGCGACTGCAAGAACTGAATCACGTTTTCGCTGCTCGCTATCCTGTTGATTTTTACTAAGTCTTGTCCCATTATAGTTTCCTTCCAATATTTTAGTAAAGTTTGCTTGTTTGAAAATCCAATCAAAGTCGCATTTCCAATTGCGGTCATTAGCTCCAAGTAAGAACGGGGATTGAAGAATGAGATTGAAAACACTCCTCACTGACTCTTTCCCATATTGGGCTATCCGGGCTTTTACAGCCTTTTTTCTCACATCAGTCATTGATCTTATCTGCTGGAGTCTGTCTTTGAATGTGGTATTATAGTATTCCATCAATCCGCTGTAATCAATCTTTTCAGAGGGGGAGGGCGAAGAAAGCTTGGCTTTCTTTGATACTCCGTCAGGAGTATTTTCTTTCTTTTGATGTAGAGATATATCTATATACTCTCTTTCTTCTTTCTTTGTATTTGTGCCCTCTGTGTGCCCTGATTTTTGTAAAAGTTCGGATTGCGGTAGATTGCTGTTCATGGGCTGTGCCCCAAGTTGTGCCCTTAGTTGTGCCCATTCGTGTCTTAATTCATTGATTTCCTTTTCAATACCTGTGTCCTTACTTGTGCCCTTGGTTGTGCCCATTGGATTATATTCTTCATATTTACATAAGGTTATAAGGTTCATTCCTTGATTGCACTCAACAGTTATCATACCTTTCTTTCTAAGATGCACAAGAAAGGAACGCACCTTCTTTTCAGACCATTTCCAACGCTGTGACAGAAATCTTATGGATGCAGGATATTGACCTCTTGAATAAGAGATTTCTCGACCTCCGATACTCTCCTTTCGGGGCGTTGCCTCAAATCGTGCAGACTGAATTAAGTCTAACCACGCTTCGCAACTGCTAAAAGTACGGGCTTCATTCCACATTTCATTCGAGAAAAACCTGCGGCTTAGCCTCAAAAATCCTTCGTCCATAGTCTTAGAATCTCACGTTAGTTAATTGCCTTCCGTTAGAAAATACAGCCCACTTACCATTACCGCTATCAAACAATCGTAAATCCGACACCTCTCCGAAACGTTTGATGTTACCGCATAAATCCACAATCCATCCACATTCTTTAGAAGGATGCGGGCGGATGGCACGACCGACTATCTGATACCACATGGCAAGTGACATTGTAGGACGTGCCATAACGACCGTATCAAGTTCCGGATAGTCAAAGCCAGTCGTAAGTACACCCACATTAGCTACTACCGGAATTTCACCAGCTTTGAACGCCTCAAGAATATGTTCACGTTCTTTCTTAGGAGTATCACCTGAAACGATAGCGCAACCGGGTATTGACATCGTTAACCGTTCCGCTTCTTTCAAAAAACGGGTAAAGACCAAAATACCCTTCCGTTTTCCTCCGGCTTTGGGATTCATCAGCCTTTGGACGATATGAACGAGATAACCGTAGAAGTCTATCCGTTCATATTCTTTTTGAACTGACCTATCCGTATAGTCGGCACCAGTAGTATTTACTTTCAAGTTAAGTTCATTCCACCCTGAAGGATTCATTGAATAGTAATCCAACTTCGCCAAGTAGCCCATATCTAATAGGGTTGATACCTGTACATGATAAATGACCTCTGAAAAGACATGAGGTTTTGTCCGAGTGATAAATTTCAGCATGGAACCGAAATCACGACTGGAGCTTAAACGGTATGGCGTTGCTGTCAGTCCAAGAACCTTACACTTCACTGCATCAAAAAAATCCTTGTACATTCCCTCTTTGGGGTTTACAAGATGACATTCATCCACAATGATGTTCTTGAAGTGGGTAAACAGTTCGGGATGATTCTTCACACTGCCGATGGTGGCAAATGTTATCCGGCTTATCTCCTTTGAGTTAAAGGATGCTGAATAGATACTGCAATCAAGAATACCGTATGAACAGAGTTTCTTGAAATTCTGTTCGAGTATTTCCTTCGAGGGCTGGAACACCAAGGTATGACCGTCAAGCCTTGCGGCTATATCCGCTATGATAAGCGACTTTCCGCTGCCCGTAGGTAACACCATAATGGCATTTGTTTTCTTCGCCTTGTTATTGAAGAAAGAAACGGCAGCATCAGAGGCTTTCTGTTGGTAATCTCTCAAACGGAATTGCATTTTCTCAATAAGTATTTGATTAATAATTCTTCATTTCTATTATTTCTCCTAAAGTTCTGCCATGCGGCTCCATAACTAAGATTATGCTTTTCGCAAAATTCAGAAAGAGAATACCGATTGCCATCAATATGTATATATACAGTATTAGTTCGGTTTCTAACCTGCTCTTTTCTGGTAGCCCATTTACAGTTTTCAGGAGAATAATTTCCGTTTACATCTTTTCTATCAATAGTAAGCCCTTTTTGATAACCACTATTCAAAGCCCAATTAACAAACGACTCAGGATTATTTTTCCATTCTTCACAGATACCTATTCCCCTGCCTCCATAATTTTTATAGCTTGAATGTTTAGGTGAATAGCATCGTTCTTTCATACATCTAAAAATCCTATAAATATCAGTTCTTGACAAACCGTGCCTATAATTATACTTAGTGATTCTATCTTTTGTTTTACACCCACAACTTTTTGATGTTCCATTTCGTAATCCATAAGCACTAACAGAATGAATAGAACCACAATCACATTGACAGATATAATAAGATTTAATTCCTTTATGGTCTAATCTATCCAAATCCTTATGCAATACAAGCCATCTACCGAACTTATGTCCTGACAAATCAGGCATCTTATTACATGATTTTTTATAACTCATAACCCTTTCTCCTTTCGTAATTTCTTATTAAGTGCTTTGTAATACTTGATTAGCTGTTCGTACTCAAAATCAGTCATTTTGGAAGTACCATCAGCTTTCACTTTCAGCAAGTCAAATTTCTGTTGCCCGATTTTGGCTATCAGATTCACCCGATAGTCTTCCAAATGATCGGCTTTGAACCTGTTGCAGTGCCGGCATTCGGCATGGCAATTGTTCTCATCAAACCGTGTTGCCAAATGTGTACGACTGAAATAGTGCCCGCAGTCGGCTTGCACGAATGGTTTTATCTGTCCACATGATATACATCGGAAGAATCCGTTTGGCATACAATCACGAAGCCGGATAAAAAGGGAAAACTCCTTGTCGAGCTTAGCTTTCAAATCCGGCTTCTTCTTTACTGTTATCCCTGCTTTATCAAACAGAGGTAAAGGCTTGTCTTTTTTCTTAGCCTTTGTTCGTTTTATGTAGTATGGCATACTATTATTTATAATATAAGGGCATATCTGATAGAGAGGATAAAGTGTCTAATTTTAAACTCATCTTGGGAAATATGATATGCCCTTTTATTGTTATCTTTGCTTTGTCTAATTTTAAACTTTAAAGTATATGAGAGATAAATCATTTTATAAAGAAAAGGCGGAAGCAATAAAAAATGACGTATTGGAGATACAGAAAAAAGGAGAAATCTTTAATATAGAAGACCCTTTCAATTCGTATCCGGGAATATATGATGCTATTAGGGAGTTTGTTCATCTTGTATTTGCTTTTAATCCCGGACTTCCTTTAAACAAGGAACTCGAAAGTCTAAGCAATCTTAGATTTAAATCCGCTGCCGTTGGAGGGCGCATTGATTTTGTGCAAAAAGATTTCGATAAAGTAATCTCCAAAATAGACTTTTTCATTCACTACCTTGACACATACGTTGATTAAAGTACTTGTTTGATTTTATCCTCCAAGCAAGTATTTCTTTCGAGTTCAACACAATCAATTAAGGATTGCTTTATTTTATCGGGAAGCATTTTTAGTGCTTCCCGGTTTTTAACTTTCATGCCTACAATTGACAATGAGAACTCTGCATCGAATATGTTTCCGGTTTCGGGTACTGCTATTTTTATTTCCATTTCCATAATGTATGATTTTATTTGTTTACCAATTAAAGCCCCGAAGCGTATTCTCCGGGGCACAACCATTATTCACTAACCCTTGCCATTTATGTGTGGCTCACATTTATGAGGGGCGTGGCAGAATCGAACTGCCCTCCTCTACATTGCTGCGCATCACAATAGTCACACCAGCCAAACGCCCCATATTCGCCCGTCCTATCTTCACAGACCGAGCAGGCAGGTTAACAAAGTTATTCCATATAAGCCATTGAAAATTCTTTCGGAATAAACCGCCCGACCGGTATAGGTTTGGCGGATTCAATAGCTGTATGGATTTCTCTCTTTTTGAACTCATGCCCCTTTTCTTTGGCTTGTTTCTCACATTCTTCCTCTTTATTTTTGAGGTAGTGAGTAATAAGCATCATCGCTCTGTCAACGTTGAAGGTGTTCACGACAAAAGTCTGAACTCTCTCGTCTTCATTCTCCCCATCCGTGAATGTGATTTTCGTCTCAATCTGGTAGAATTTCTTTTCATTCGGTTTAGATTCTTCGTCACTATCTTCCGTCTCATCGTCCATTTTGTCAACGTATTCTGCCATAGTGATTTCATTTTTGAGATAGGCAAGCGAAGCATCGTCAACCTTACGTTCTTTCAAGTTGTCAGTAAGAATCACGCAAGAATCGAACTCCTTGACCATTGTCAAGGTGAATCCGAACATATAGTTTAGTTCGATGTAATCTTTCAAGATACTACAAGTATTCTCCAATCCGGTGGCATACAGCAGGAACTTATGTTTCTTGTCACCTATTTGCGCTTGAGCGATGTACGGATATAAAACACTGTTCTCGTTCTCGAATGCCAAGCGGTTCTGGTTGCTGACTTCCACTTCCTTAATGCCGTCAGCTTCCATACTGAAACGAATTTTCGCCAAAGTGTCTTGGTCTATCAGCGTGCCACGGTCAAAAAGAATTTCATTCCGTTCGATGGTTACTGTTTCACCTGTATCTTCATCAATGAAAGATTCCTCCCATGTTTTGAGGACACGTTTTGCAAGGTACATGTTGAGCATCTTTTTCGGATCAGATGTCACATACCTGATTTCTGTTTTTCTTGTTTCTATCATAACTAAATAAATTCTTGATTTCTTTGTATTTCCTGCTGGGCGTATATCAGCATTTGATGTTCATTTGCAGCCGGCAGATAGATACCAGCCACCGATGCGCTCCAATTACGGAAACGGTCAATACTCAGGGTCATTTCCCCCGTTGTCAGTTCGGCAGAGCTTCTCAGATAGGTTACTTCATTGCCTTTCTTGTTGACCGTCTTACGTTCAAACAAATCACGGTTGCAAGTCCTCTTATAAAAATCAATTTTTGCTTCGTCGAGACTGCAACCGTACTCACTACCGAAATACCCTAAAAGAAGATGCAAGTAGCTGTTTTGGGCAAGCGTGCGGTTAGGTAGTTTCTTTTTCACTTCCACCACCGCACGTTCACTAAACAGCTTGTTTACATACTCCTTGAACTTGGGTATTTGATATTCATTCTTCAAGTCGAACAGCATACGCTAAAAAGGCAAATCATCCTTTACATTGCCATTAGCATCAACCGGAGGCGGAAAGTTCTGCGGCTGTTGCTGATAAGTCGGTTGTGGCGCTGGCTGTTGTATCGATGTTGTCTGTTGGGATTGAGATACACCGCCACGCGCTTCTATTTTATAGCATCGAATGGATACCATACGTTTGAATTCTCCGTCTTGATTCGTCCAAGAACGCCCTTGTAAGACAAATGATACAGTAACAACATCACCCTGATTAAAGCGGTCAAGTTCTGTACACTTGTCACCCGAAAACTCTAAGGGAATAATGTTCTCATACTCGCTACGCTCTCCCGTATAAGGGTCGTAAGTGGTAGCATCTAAAATGAACTCCCGTTTGGTAAATGTAGCTCCACCGTTTTTGGACGTAATTTGGACGGTCTGTTCGATTTGAATTATCCGTCCGGTTATTTGGTTTGCCATTAATTTTCTCCTCCAAAAATCTTTTAATTAATATTTCCATATAAATCCATACGAAGTCTTACTTCTTCCACAGCAACAATTTTGAATAGGTGAACTTTGGAATCCGTTACTTACCGCTGCTGATTTCAACGAAGGATATTTCTTAACGAAGTCACCAGATTTGGTATATTGATAGACTGGCACACCATTAGCTTTCCCCTTACGCTCTTGGAGCGTTCCATAATTCATATTGTATGAATGTGTACACCATTCAAGATTTTCAACTCTGTTATTGGATTTATTTTCGTCTTTATGATTTATTTGAGTATAGTTATTTGGATTTTGAATGAAAGCTAAAGCCACCAATCTGTGAACGCTATGCGTTTTATGAATGCCATTCTTTGTTAGAACAACAGAACGATACCCATGACTATCAGAAGGCGTTAATATCTTTTCTTCAAAATGTGTTACAGCTCCGTTTCTTATAAATTTTTTAGGCATAGATTTTATTCTGCCTAAAGATGATACCTCATAAAGACCTTCATAATCTTTAATAGGCTTCCAAATTTCACTACTCATTATTTGATATAATTTTGGTATCGGTTATAAGTTCTCTGTTTTCTTCCAAAAACCGGATAAATTCCTCACAATGATTAGTAAGAATAGGAATATCACGTTCAGGATTGAAAACGTATGTTTCTGTATAGGTATCTACCACATAACCGCCTTTGTTGAACTCCACAATGTTATACTCAAATGTCCGTACATCAGAACCGTTCTTCATTAAAGCGTATGGATATACTAAATGCTGGTGGTGATCTTTGAACTTTCCCACGGTATAACTACCGGTTGTTTTGATGTCGTGAACACTGGTAGGCATCAGTTCGTCAATCAGACCATAAACCAATACACTACCGTATGCAGTAGGCAAGATGGCTTCTACTCTTTGTTGGGTTAATGCTCCTTTGTAGTAGTTGGCAAACTCGCGGCAAAGGTCAATGTGAAAAGTGAAAGTGCGATTGTTGTAAACAGCTTTTATCCCGTAAAGTTTTCCGTCATCGTGATATGCCTTGCTAATTTCCATTATAGAAGATTTACGGTTCTCAATCATACAATCAATGATTTCATTGAAAGCCGTACCACGGTCTGCCGCTTCGCTATCGAATGGCTTGCGGTTAATCCGGTCTATCAGTTCTTGAAACTGTTGTTCGTGAAATTCTTCAGGAGTATGGGGTGGATTTTCTGACCACCCCCAGTACTTATCCCAAATCACATCACTATTCAGATATGCCCCAAAGGCATCAAGAAGCGTTGCGTAAATACGATATTTAGGCTGCTGGTTCATATTTCTTTTCTGAATTAAGTTTCAGATTCAAAGACTTCGCTTTGTTAGCTACCAACTTTGCCGCCATTTGCTTTGAAGAACCAACGTGCTCAAAGTTATCTATTTGCGCGATAAAATTATTGGCAGATTCCGCATCCGTAATAAGTTCGATCTGTTCTTTTATCTCTTCAATAACTTTATCATACTTTTCCTGTGCCTCTTTCTTGGCAGCAAGCATACCCAAATACGAATTGATTATCTTGGCGGTGATAAAGTCGTTCTTTGCGGTTGGATTAGCATTCTTGTCAAGGATGGTAGGAACTTCCATCACTGAAGGAAGATTGCAAGTATTCTTACCGTCATTTCTTGAAGTTGGGTCAAAAGTGATGGTACGTCTTTGGACGCCTCTTTCGCTTTTCATTTCAAGATAACCGAGCAAATCCAGTTCAGTAACGATAGAGTTGTAGGATTTTTCACGCAAGGCAGGGATAAACACCGTATCATCACCTTCTTTTCTTGTGTCGCGATGGGCAACGAAAATGATGTGCTTGTTAAGCCCCGAAAGTGTTCGTGTCATCCATGAAAACTCCGCATTGATACCGCTCCAATCCTTGATAGACGGTTGGCGGCTGCCACATTTATAAGTAATGATGAAATCCATCATCTTGCCAATGGTATCTACCACGATTGTCTGATAGGCAGACAAATCCTCCTGCAAGACCTGTTGAACATCACTCCATGAAGTGACCTGTACAGTATCTATGTTTTCCAAATGCGCCATATTCATACGCTTAACGCCATTATCGAAATCCAATAATAACGGTTTCGGTGCGCTCAATGCCACTGTTGATTTTCCCATACCAGCCTGACCGTAAATCATCATCTTTACAGTGGTAGGAATTACTAATTCATTTGATTTTTTAATAAGACTCATAATCGTAAAATTTAAAGGGTTTATATTACTTTCATTCTATTCAAAAATCTGTTGATCGACTCCAAATTGTACCAAATCATTTTTCCATCTTTGGCAAATGAAACCTGGGCGTTATTCCTAAGTTTATCAAGGTAATCAACGCTACACCCCAAATAAGCCATCGCTTCATCCTTATTAAGCCAAAGTTTCTGTACGGATTCAACCTTTCCTCTTTTCATATCATATCTTTCAGAAATTCTATTTTCTCTTCTCTAATCCGTCTTGCCCTACGCATATCCGAATGGAAATCCTGATAAAACGTAATTGAAAACACACATAATAAACAACAGGCGATAACAGAACGGGCTATTGGTGGGAAATCCATAGTGAATTTCATGCCAGCCAGACGCTCATATAGCATGGTCGCCAGTTCTCTTCCATTTCTTACATGAAGAATCTCAAAAGCCTTCTGCAACTGGTTGTTTATCGTGCTCACAGCCCTGCATTTCAAATCGGCTATTTCCTTCTTCTCATACCCTTGTGCATACATTCGTGCCGTAATCTCACATTCAGGTGTAAGTTCATTAAAAACTCTCTTCATAATCGTGCAAGTCAGCTGATTAATAATTGCGGATAACCTCAATATATCCGGCTTCCCTGTTAGTGTCCACCGAATACAAAGTTTGCTCCTTGTCTATTATCCGATCAATCCTTGCCAGCCTGTTAAGATCAGCGGTACACCTGCGAAGCTGTCCGGCAAGTTTGTCGCTAAAGTCAAAGCTGATTCTGTCATTCTTCTTTTTCAGCTTTTTCTTGATTTCTGTTCTTTCTTTCAGTTCTTTTGCCATAAGAGTAAAATTTAATTAATGATTCGTGGATGGTAAGGGAATCGAACCCCTCTCAATCGTGCCAATTGTTTGCGCAACACGAAGCTCTAACCGATAAGCTAACCATCCGATTAAAAAAGGTGCACTATCCTCACGGACAGCACACCCAGTACAAACACAATATAAAACACGAATATCTAATCTATTATCAGAACAATGCTTTTAACCGCGTTCTTGAAATGATCAAACTTCCGGTTCAAATCACTCCAAGATTTATACCATGTATTTTTCTCTTCAGCTAATTTCTCGTTAGCCTCTTCCAGTTCCTGCACACGCCTTACTAAATCTTCATGCGTCATGCCTCTTAATTCTTCCACTGTCATAATCGTATAAATTTAAAATGTCGTTAAAAAGGTAGGAGTCGAACCTACTTCTTGTAAGCTAAATGAATATATAAATTAGAATATAAGTTAATACCAACAATTAATCGCTTACACGCATTCCAACAATGCTACTTCATAAATTACCGCCCAGCTGGTTTACAAGGTGATTGTGCACTCATCCCCATGCGCCTTGTGCCGGATTATAGGACTACTTTTTAGTGGTCTGTTTTAAGTTCTCTATAAGTTATTCTCATGAGCGACACACACCCTACACATATAACACTCATTATAGTGATAGAGAATATTTTCATAGGACTGTAAGTAGTAATAGCCCCGTAAAGCATACCGGCAGCACATATACTAACCAATATAGATAAAACGAATTGGATTGTTTTCATAATCGTATAAATTTAAATAAGTATCTGTACCCTAATCGAATAGCAGAACCTTATTTCAGTTCAGTACAGACTATAAGACCTTTCAGCGATACTTGTGCCTAACCAAGCATACTCACCACGCTAAAGACAAATTGGCGTGCTGAAAGTAAAAATCATTTCAACTTCGTGGCTTTACCACCATCAGACATATACAACCATTCGCCCATTGTCGGCTTATCCTCGGTTGCTATCGGTGTCAATTCCGTTCCACTTGCACCCACCACTATCCACCATCACTGGCTTCGCTTACGTGCCTTCGCAGAAATATATCTTTTTATCGTATCAATATGTCAAAGAACCAATCAATAGTACCCTACCCGATTCTCGCTATCGGTTGCCGTTCAATCCGTCTGTAGGGCTGTCGTGCGTTGCATAATCGTGTATTATGCGTATCGGCTGATACCTTGTACCCGGCATAGAGCATCGTAGTCCATGCCATCATCTTCACAAGTTTCAAAACCTTTTAAGGCATCTTCCAAACTGTCTATCTCATCCGTTATCAACTGGATAGCTTCTTTTTTGCTATCAGCATTGAACATCAGGCAGACAGCCTCTTCATCATTGTTATGGGCAGCCTCTAAATCTTTATAAAGGCTATCCAACTGCTGGTTAATCGTGTAAGCATTCATATCCATATCTTTTATGCGATTGACATCAGATTAGCTTTTTTGAAGCATCTGAATTCTTGGCGTTCAGTATCATAGTAAGTCTGGACGGTATCATTCTTTTTTCTGTTGTCAGTACCAGTGATGGCAGGCATCAGCTTTTCATTTAGTGTACCGTATGCCTCACGAACGGAACCATCCACTTTTTTGAAGTAGAACTTCACTATCTTCTTTTTCATCTCACCTTTCAGTTTCAAATTAGCCCAAGCGACCTTCATTGCTTCGCTCATGGTGTAGCCATTACGCTTAACGAACTGCCAAGCAAGGCTCATTACTTCGTGTAAAAATTCTCTTGTTCTCATAATCGTGTATTTTAATATGTTTATACTATTTGAAATCTGAATTAATCTTCGTTTCTTTGTATCAGTTTAATTTGATAATGCAAATATACTATCAATTTTGATATGGCATATCATTTTTGATTATTATTTGTGTTAATAATATCTAATTTGATTAATCTAAAATGATAACATTAAGACAAATAATTAGAAATCAAGGCGTTACAAATAAAGTAATAGCTGATGCGTTAGGCATAGAATCTACCAATATAGGTAGATATGATGATTTATCTAAAAGAAGACTATCAGAATTGATAATCATATCTAAAGCCTTGGATATGTCTCTAGGCGATCTTGTCCAACAGGCAATGGCTGATGAGATTGAACTAGGAGATGTTACGATTATCAATAAGCCTAAATATATAGAAAAGATAGATGAAGAAGGCATAATTAATCTATATGACATTGAGGCTGCCGCAAATTTGAAATCTCTTTTGGTGAACAAAGACCAAAACATACTAGGAAAGATAAGTATCCCCAACATACCGAAATGTGACGGTGCTGTATATGTCAAAGGAGATTCTATGTATCCTTTATTGAAATCGGGAGATATTATAGCTTATAAAGAAGTTCCCGTAGAAATCCAACACATTTTTTATGGGGAAATGTATTTGGTTTCAATAGATGTAGAAGGTGAAGAATATCTAACTGTAAAATACATAAATCAATCTGAAAAAGGAGGTGATTGGATTAAGTTGGTAAGTTACAATCAGCACCATCAACCCAAAGATTTTCCTTTGGCATCAGTTAAGGCACTAGCTTTAGTAAAACTAAGCATTAGGATGAATACGATGAAATAAACGCCATGAGTTTCAACCAATACACATGGGACCTATATAAACAGACCACAATCGGAATAGAGATGATAAAATACTTTTCCGATGCGGGAGGATATGTTTTATTCAAGGATTATTGTCCGTACGCTAATTTCATACCAGAAGATTTATATAACGATTGGTTGGAGAATATATATTGCTACGGTGTATCAGATTATGACCATCCCAGCTCATTGGAAGAAGCAAAAGATTTATACATTTCACTTATCACATTAGGCATAAGGGTAGAAGGGCAACAATGGCTTCCTGCTAACGACTTCAAGAATATGCTTGGGATTATCCAGCCGATGTCCTATGTCTTATCACAGTTCGCCCCAGAATATTTCTTCCCGTACCTGTTCCTTTGCCGAATATTCGAGCTGAATAAAATAGCGGATTTCTTTAACATAGACCTCCCCAATATTCCCAAAAGAACTGATTACAAAGGAAGGTGCATGTATTATTGGGAACTTTGCGAGGTGTTTTATTTGTTCAGAAAAGAAAATGGACTATCTCCAGCAGATCTATGGTCTTTCCTATACGACTTCGCACCCAATAATCTCCCAAGCGAGAAAATAGACATGCCCAAACCGTCACAAGTCTGGTTCATTGGCGGCAGGTTATACCAAGAAGATAAATCCTTAGAATCGAAATTCTGGCAGTCAAGCCCCGAAACAAAGAAAGGGGATATTCTTGTTCATTACGAAACGTCCCCAATCAGTGCAATCACTTGCATAGAGACATCGCTTACGGATGGCGTAATAGACCCTCTATTCCGATACTACGGGTGTATCTATATTGGGAATAGAATAAATATTCCTCACATTACTTTGAAAGAACTACAAACTGATGAATATTTTTTCAAACACCCACTTGTTAGAAAAAACTTTCAGGGAGTAAATGGTTGGTCGGTTAACAGTGAGAACTATTCAGAGTTACTTCGGATGATAAAAACAAAAGGATTTGATATAGAGGTTTTGCCAAAATTGTATGCCCCAACCTTGCCCAAAGACGTAATTATAGAGTACGAACATGATGTAGAACAGCAATTGCTGGAACCATTGCTTAACTCTATGGGATGGTATGAAAACAAAGACTTCATCCGGCAGTTACCAATCCAAGCAGGGAGAGGACATAGGATATTCCCAGATTATGCGTTACATTATGGCAATAAACCAAATGAGGAAAGGGCAAAAGTGTTGATTGAAGCCAAGCTGTGTATGAGGAATAACAAGGAAAGAGAAGAAGCATATTTGCAAGCGCGCTCATACGCCCGATTACTTAATTCTTCTGTGATTGTTTTATGTGATAAGGATTACCTGATTGTTTATGAGAAAAAAGACAGCTTCGACCGGGACAGATACAAGAAATACTGTTGGGGAGATTTTGAGAATCCAGATACTTTCAACGAATTAAAGAACAAACTAAATATTTGAAATTATGAAAAGAGGAATAATACTATTTTTTTCTTTTTTATTTTCTTGCTTGTTAAATGCTCAACTTTCCATTCAGCAAGATACTATAAGATATGTTATGGCAAATCTAAATTTGAGAGAGGCTCCTAATACAACCTCTGCTATTATTACTCAAATACCTAAAGGCACTCAAGTTACCATAGATGAAGACTGTGAATGTAAATGGATTCCGGTAAACTATAATGGATACATAGGATATGTTTCGACAAAATACCTTTCAAAAGAAAAAATTGAATGTACTACTACATACAATAACAGTACATCTATTAAATATTATACAAATTCAAAGGGAGAACGAGTACAATCTCCAACTTATTATAATTCCGCGCCTCCTGGAGCAACAGCTTTATGTAGAGATGGAACATATAGTTTTAGCAAAAGCCGTAGAGGAACATGCTCACATCATGGTGGAGTTGCAAAATGGCTAAAATAACAAATTAGACACACAAGATTATGATTGACTTTCTAACCATCATACTCCTAATATTCGGAGTATTACAAATTATTCTCTTCTTCAAAGTATGGGGAATGACAAACGACATCAAAGATATAAGGAACAAGTATCTCAAAGACGAGGATGAGAAACAAAGAAAAAACACAGAGCATGACGCTATAACCCAAATAAGTGGCGGTTCTAAACCAACAATATAAGCCGGGCATCATTTCCCGGCTTTTTCTTTTCCAAACACATAGTCAATCACTCTCCTATTGGCATCGTCCACCTTCTTCTGATCGAATTTGATATAGATACTAGTAACATCAGAACCAATCTCATGTCCTAAACCGGCAGATATAGTTTCTTTAGGTATATCAAGTTCCGCAGCCAATGTAGCCCATGAATGGCGCGCCCAATATGTGGACAGATCCGGAAATAACGGTTGGCGAACCTTCTTTCCTCCCAGCCCTTTACGCTCGAATGGCCCTATATTCTTCAGTGCCTTGTTTATCCGACTGATAAAATCTTTGTAATTAGAATACTCGTCCAAAACATTCAAGAGATATTGCCTTCCCTTATATCGATCAATTATACCCTGCGCTTCCGGTTCTATCTTCACTGAATACAATTTTCCAGTTTTTCGACGATGATATTCAATCCGCCCGTTGACTATGTTCTCCTCTTTCAGCAGAAGCATATCCCCTATATTTATGCCGATCAAATAAAACGACAGCATAAATAAGTCCCTGTATCTCTCCTCAAATTCCTCGCATGGATAGGCTTTCAGTACTCTAATCTGCTCGATGGTGAGAGAACGCTTTCGGGTTTCTTCTTTCTTTATCTTGAATTTCCTAAATGGATATAATGTGGTTATCTCTTCATCAATGGCATAGTTGAAAACAGCACGAATATTCCGAATATGAATAGCATAGGCATTTATCTTCATTCCGCTTCCACTCATCCAATTCTCGAATGACACAAGCCATTTTCTGTCCATAGTATCGAATGTACAATTAGGGTCAAAAGCCAGCAGTTTGTTTCGGGTAGTTTCATAAACAATCTTTGTGCCGGCATTATTCTTCAATGAAACAAATTCATCCAAATAATCAATGAATGACTTTTCACTCTTTTTCCTGCCGCTAATAATTTCTTCCAAGTGAGATTTCAGCATCTTATCGGTTATCACTTTAAGCTTTCCCATAGAATGCATGACAAGAAGTTCATTCTCTACAGCGGCAAAGATATTGCGCAATGCTGCATTTTTATATTTATAATTTGGTTCTTTCTTATTATAGCAACTTCCATCCCATGCTTCAATGGCAGAATCAAACCCCGTAGAAAGCAATAATTTGCTTTCATGCTGGATACGTAACTTAATAGGGTATTTATTGTTAGCCTTTGCCCTTCTTGTGTCAAGATAGAAATTAACGGTAGCCAT